ATCTTCCATTCAACCTCCTATATCAGCCTCAAGACTGATGTAATATCCTCCTAAATTGCTATAATCATCTTGACTAGGACCTCTCACCGTTTTAGTCAAAATTTCAATAGAAAGGAGGAGATAGTATGGCAAATACTCCAATAAAACCTGGAACAGATAATCAGAAACCTGGTCGCTATGTAGAGGTAGGACCTCGTGGCGGAAAAGTTACTAATGGTCATACCGCAACTATCGGAAAAGGTGATCGGCTCCCTCCGACATCTGCTAAAGGCAACGGTTGGAAAAAAGTCTAATCTTCGTTTGCGTACAATCGTTCAATGGTTGTACGCTTTTTCCATACACAAAAGCACATTCCCAAAAAATCAATTTGAATCCATGCTTCGGCGTAATCTTTCCCATTGCTGGCATAGTGAGTTATATAATGGTGAATCATTTTATTCCTTCCTCCTATTGAGTTACTTGAGAAGTATCATGAATGGCTTCATAGCTAAGACGCTTGAATTTTTCTAAGTCTATCTGAAAATTGATAGGCTTTTTTCTTTTCCCACTATACGGATATCGTCTTGGTCTCATTTCTTTCTCCATTGTATTTATTTTTTCTAACCTCTCTTTTATTTATTAAGATAAGTAGGACTTGTTGTTAGTTAATATTTATTGTTATTTAATACTTGTTGTTAGTTAATATTTATTAGTGCCTAAATTTTCTGATTTGTAAAATACAGATTTGTAAAATACAGATTTGTAAAATACAGATTTGTAAAAATCGAAAATGTAAATTCTAACCTGTGGATAACTTAGATATACTTTCATTTAATCTCTGTTTCATAATATCGAATTGGAAATCAGATATTTTTACATCTGAGAAAAATCTGAAAACACGAACTCCTTTACCACGTCCCATGCCTTTTTTAACAATTCGTAGGTAGCCATTTTTTTCTAATATTTTGAAGTAGCTATCAACTGTGTCTCGACTAACACCTTTCCGCTTAGCTATTTCTTCTGGATAGACTTGCCAGTTTGGGTGATTAGCCAGTACCACCATCATGATACCGACAGCTGTAAAATCCAGCGCAGGATCGTTGATAAAACTATTACTAACAGCTGTATAATCTTCAGTTGGATTCCTGAAAGATGAACTGGCAATCTAAATCTTTAAAATCTGTCATACGCTCTCCTTTCTACTCTTTTATTACGGCCAAACCGCAATATCGGATAAAAAAATAATATCATCTACTGATACATCGAAAACACTAGCGATTTGATATGCTTTCGAAACACTAGGTTCTGTTATCCCACGTTCCCAATGCCCCCACGTATCAACTGATACATTCACAGCTGCTGCCGCATCACTTTGTCTCCAGTTTTTGAGTGTTCTTAGTGTTTTTAATGTCATTTTCGTCACGTTCCTACCTCCTTTCTAAATTTGGTATAATAGAATAAAAACGAGGTTTACTATGTTAAGTATTGATACACAATTTGTAGATACAATCAGTAAAATACTATCTGATTATGTTTCACATTCTGAAATCACAAGGATGGGAGAAGTCTTAGGATATTCCCAAAACGACCAGAACTCTGGACTCAATAAACACTATAGAGTTCACAATATCATGTCTGATATACTCAACAAAACACAAGATGAATCTAATATCAAACTTGTAATTGAGTATATCTGCAATCCTTTGCGGTACATCGATAAAGTTTCAGATTTTGAAAACTTAAGATTAAAACTAAATGTCGTTCTTTCCCTAAAAGGCCTTGCCATATCAGATAATGGACATGTAGTTATTACTACTGCTTCAAAAACATTAGTTGAGGCAAAGAAACGATTTGAATCACTTGATCATATGTTGAGAACATTAAATGTTCATCCAAATGTTTTAAAATTCTGCACCCAGGAACTCTTACAAGAAAATTATTTTCATGCTGTATTTGAAGCAAGTAAAGGAATCTTTCACCGCATTCGTTTACTAACCGGTTCGTCTCTGGACTCAGCAAGTCTAATAGACCAATGTTTTAAAATCAAAGAACCCGTTATGATTATCAACGGAAATAAATTACAGACTCTTGACGAACAAAGTGAATATAAAGGATTGAAGAATTTACTTCTGACAATCGCACATCTTTATCGTAATTCCAAAGCACATAAACTTAAATACTACAATCCAGATAGTGTTAATGATGCCTTAACCGCTTTAACTCTTATGTCCCTCGCTCACAATCTCCTTGACAACTGTACTAATACTAGGAGACTTGATTAGTAGATTATAAAATTCTATAGTCACCTCAGCTAATCTAATTGTTTCTTCATCTATGGGACTATTGTAGTCCTCAAGGTGATGAAACCTTTCAGTCAACTGCTCTGATAAGTATTCTGTTTGCCTAAAGATAGATTTATGAAGATGAGTAATTGGTTTTAGCAATTCGATTTCATCATAACTTAATATTTTTTCAGTCTCCTCTTGAGTTACTTCTGCTAATTTTTCCATACCAGAAATATCAACATTAACATGCGGCTGTTCCATTATCGTCCCCCCTCGTCCTACTTTCCATCGCCCTGAGTTCAATCTCATGGCTGACTTGTTTCAATAGCTTCTCACACGCTATTTTAACTTCTCTGTACGTTGTAGATTCGCTGATGAAGTAATCAGCAAGTTCGATGATTTTATCTTCCATTCAACCTCCTATATCAGCCTCAAGACTGATGTAATATCCTCC